GGCCTTACTGGACCGACAGGTCCTACAGGCCCTACTGGACCGACAGGTCCTACTGGCTCTGCTGGCTCTGCTGCTACTATAGCAGTTGGAACTGTCACTACTGGTTCGGCTGGATCTTCAGCAGTAGTCACAAATTCTGGCACATCAAGTGCAGCAACCTTTGACTTTACTATACCAACAGGCGCAACAGGTGCTACAGGGCCTACTGGCCCTTCTGGCCCTTCTGGAATAGTAGTCCAAGGCACCGCTCCTGTAGATACTACTGTTATTTGGGCAGACACCGCAACTACTGGTTCCGTTGGACCACAAGGCCCTGCTGCAACTATTACGTTAGGAACAGTAACCACAGGATCAGTTGGGTCATCGGTATCTATTACCAATTCAGGAACAAGTGGAGCTGCTGTATTTGACTTTTCTATACCAGTAGGGGCTACTGGAGCCACTGGTCCTACAGGTCCTACAGGTCCCACTGGCTCTGCTGCAACGATTACCGTAGGAACAGTAACAACAGGTGCAACCGGATCTTCAGCCTCTGTCACCAATGTTGGTTCATCAGGAGCTGCTGTATTTGACTTTTCGATACCAACAGGAGCTACAGGAGCCACTGGCCCAACTGGCCCAACTGGCCCTACTGGCCCAGCAGGCTCACTAGGCTCAGCAACACTAGACGATCTTGCAGATACAATAATAACAAGCCCAGCAACTGCTCAAATTTTAAGATATAACGGAACTAACTGGGTCAACTATGCCCCTACTCTTACTCTTGGTGGAAATTTTGAAACATCTGGGGCTAACTCACTGACACTTACCACAACAGGCTCAACAAGCATAACTGTTCCAACTACAGGAACACTAGCAACTCTTGCCGGCACTGAAACTTTTACTAATAAAACTTTTACAAGCCCAGTAACTAATAGTCCGACTTTAACTCTTTCAACATCATCTTCTACAACTGACGCTAGAATTTCTTGGGATTCCACTAATAAGAAACTGCAAGTTGGCAACGGAACAGTATCACTAGACTTTGCTTCTTCTAATGTTATTACAAATGCACAAGTAGCTAGCTATACATTAGTATTAAATGATAAGGATAAATTAGTAGAAGTCAGCAATGCGTCAGCAAATACATTAACAGTTCCATTAAACTCTTCTGTGCCTTTTCCTGTTGGAACGCAAATTACAATACTTCAAACAGGAACAGGTGCAACTACAATTACTGCAACTGGTGGCGTGACTATAAACGCTACTCCTGGCTTGATACTAAGAGCACAGTGGTCTTCTGTAACATTAATAAAAAGAGCTACTGACACTTGGGTTGCATTGGGAGATTTGAGAGCTTAGTCTTTCTTGATGCACCAAAAATTAGTAGAGCACCAACGGTATCCACTCTTTATTTCCTTGACTTGGTGTGGGAATTCATCTTTTGCGGGAAAACAAACAAACATTCCAGGTTCTGGCTTAATCAATAAGTCTTGATTAGGAAAATAAATTTCTCCACCCTCATAGTCATCATTATAATAGAGTACTGAGCTAAGGTCTCTAGTTGGGTGTCCTGCGCCAGTTTTTAATCCAACACTTTGATTTTGAGCAGATCCGTGATCTAGATGAACCGGCATTGAATCACCAGTTTTCATTTCTACTATGCTACTTACTCCTTCATCAAAAACTTTGCAATCAAAAGAAGTTTCCATTATTTCTTTCAAAGCATCGTAATACTTACTGAGAAGCTCAGGTAAGGTAGGGCTACCATTTCCAGCATACACTCCAAATGGAGAATATCCAGATTCATCAATCGTAACTGGAGTATCTTTTAGGTACGATATAATTTGTTGTAAATCTTGTTCATCTATAATATTTTTAATAACATGAATCTTATCCATTTTATTTTAATTCTGTAATAGTATAAAAAGATGGAGTTGTATATCTTTCTCCAGAAATAATTGGCTTTACTCCATGAAGGTAGTCTATGTCTCCAGGGTGAGCAACTCCTAATCCTGGCTGCGGTTTAATTACAAGATCATATTCTGGGTAATATAATTCTCCACCTTCAAAGTCATCATTGTAATAAATTAATGAATTTATATCGTAAGTGGGAAAAGGATTAGGTCTTCCATCATTCATTTGTTTATCTGCATGAGGTCTTTGCTCCATGCCAGGACGCCACTTGATGATCACTGGTGGTCTTGTTGATAGCTTAACTTTAAAAGAATCTTCTAAACATTTTTTCATTTTTTGAATATATTTTTCTACAATATTATATATTTCTATATTTATTCTTTGAAGTATATCCCAACTACATTGTCTATCCACCCAGTAAGAAGCGTCATATGTACAAGTACCATCGTCTGCATACTGATTTTGACCCGCATCCATCCATTCTGAAATGGTAGGTAAAAACTTTTGTATAGTTTTAAGGTCTTCTAATTCAATAAAATTATTATACACCTTTATGTTTTTAACATCCTTGCCAAAATGTCCTGGCCTTATTAATGACTCATCCATCTTGCGGCTCCAATCTAGTTTGATTTGCCCGAAACTACGTGCTATATTATAGCAGAACTAAATACCGATAAGGAAAAAATGGAAATTTATAACGTAGAAGATCCTAAGTTTGGAATCATCCTGTATAGGGACGTAATGTCAGATGACCTAAATATTATTGGTAGATTAGAAGAAACCCTAAAAGATAGTAAGCATGAACATTTTAAGTGGAATACAGCTACAGTTGGATACAATACGCCAATGCCAGACTACAGAGATTGTGTTGACCTAAAAGTCGGTCCAGCTCATTGGCCTCATCTGCCTGAAGATTTAAAAGAAATTAAAAATGTTTATGATGATACAGACGCTATATTAAAAAAATGTCTAGCAGATTATGAATCTAGATATAATTTTAAAATGGAATTTATGGAATCTATCAACTTTGTTAGATATGAAGTTGGGCAACACTTTTCTGTTCATACCGATCATGGCTTTTCTTACACGTGCACGCTATCTTCTATAGCTTACTTAAATGACGACTATGAAGGTGGAGAACTATGGTTTCCTTATATCAACTTAAAGTTTAAGCCTAAAAAAGGAGATGTACTTTTCTTTCCTTCAACATACATTTTTGCTCACGGATCATTGCCCGTAACTGAAGGTGTTAAGTATTCAGCAGTTACAATGTTTGATTATAAAGACAACAATAAGGAATATCATCAAACAGCCAACTCTGGAAATGAAACTAAAGAAGAATCTGGAGTTACCCTTAAAAAACTTTAAGATGACTAGAATAACCCTAACTAAGACTCATCAAAATCCGCCAGACATAAAGCAGTCTAGACTCAAAAGAGACTGGATGGACCAAACCTACAAGAAGCATGCCTATAAATGTCTCCCAATGACAGCAGCCAATGTTAACGGTTGGGAGTTAGTTCTACAGCAGGATGTAGTAGTTCAGTGGGATGGCGGGAATACTACGCCTAGAGTTTTAGAGGGTGAGTTCTTGAATGGAAGACCAGTGGTAATACCTTCTATAATAGGAATAATTTCTTTTGCTACAGGATGGGCTATCAATACTGAAGATGGTTATGATACATGGATAACAGGTTCTCCTAATTATTTTTTAGATGGAGCTGTTCCATTGTCCGCCACTATACCAAGCTCTTGGTGGCCTGATGAATTTAACATGAACTGGAAGATAACCAAGATTGGTGAACCAGTTAGATTTGAAGCAGGAATGCCGTTCATGTTCTTTAATATTTATAAAAATGATCTCCTAGAAAATGCAGAAGTAGTAGTTGAAAACCTTTGGGATAAACCAGAATTAATGGCCAAACGTCAATCATACGGAGATGCAAAAATGAAGAAACTTCATGAGCAGCCTTGGACTTGGATGAACGGAATCAGAACTGGCTTGGATGAAAATGGAAATGCAATAGGGCCAAAGCATGATGGGCTATTAAGCCTGGTTGATCCAACCAAATGACCAAGGTCCTAGGTTGCAAATTCTAGTAAATTTAAGTACTATATTAAAATAAGTTTTCACGCAAAGGAAAAATAATGATCTTTAACAATATAGAGAAAAGCGCAAAAATAGAAATATTACAAGAAAATATTCTAAAATATGAAAAAAAAGTATATACAGGTTTAGCAGAGCTAGGAATTAATCCAGACAGTTTTGATGGAAGCTCATTTGAAGTTGAAGATTCGTCAGTTGATCCAATAGATTTGGGAACTGTAAGCTCACGACAAAATCTAAAAAAAGCTCTTGATTCACTAGAAATTTTAAATAATCAGATGTCCTTATTAGAAGAGTGATATATGAAATTTACTTTATCTTCTGAAGAAAAAAAACAAGCATACCAGTTGGTAAAAGCAGAACTTGAAAAAACTTTAATCTTGAGGCTATCGGTATTAGGTATTGATCCAGAAGAATTTGACGAAGACAGCTTTACTCCTGCTGAAAATAGCACAGCGCAAAATGATATTTATGGTATAATTTGTAAGATAAAAGATATTGACATCAAGATATCTTCCCTATAACTGGAGAACAAATGCAGTATAAAGCAATCGAAGAATATAGTCCCTCCAACTACGCCTGTTATGCAGTAACGTCTATTAAAGAAAACTTTACTTTAAATACAGTTCATCCTCGTGGGCTACAAGAGTATTTAAAGTACGACATATATGACATTGGCGACAAAACTTTAATAGCTTTTACAAAGATAAATGTCTATAAAACAGATTTTGTATATAGAATTATTTCGCAAAATTATACAGAAGATATAAATTACGAAAATTATGAATTTATTGAAGACGTATTAAATAACTCCTACAGTAAGAATACAAATGCATTCTTTATAATGCAGTCTGTATCAGATTATAAAGAAGCTCTAGGAGGAGCTCCTTCTCCAGTGGACGATGCTAGAAGATGCGACCTTGAAGATTATGCTGCCGTCGGATTCCTCGACACAAATAAAGAAGGTGCAGCAGATGTTTGCGACAGAAGTCAACTTGGTGGAGATAATGTAAAAGGATGGACGGTTTTCTTATCTTCAATGTCCAATATCTATATAGTAAAAGTGGAATATTCTAGCGAACTTAATGATAGAAATTATAAAGACTGGCCTATTCGTGTCAATTACTGCAGAACTTTCGCTCATGCTGTAAAGATGGCATATGAATGGAATTTGCTAAATCAAGATCCATGGAACTCTGCCGACAATATTGCAGTTAGATGTAATAAAGCGTTTACGGACTGGTCAATACCACAAGACGCATTAGATGAACTAGCAGAATCTCAGCCTGACACTGTCTTGTCTCTATATCTAAGTGGTGACGAAGACCCAAGAAAGTCTATAGAAGAAAATTCAATTGTTCCAGAAAAATTTAAGAAATGGTTTATGTCAAAGCTAAGATACAGAACATTAGGTTCTTTAGCTCAAAACTATCCAGAACATTTAAACATTCCAGGCTCTATGATAGAAAAAGAAAAAACATTTTTTGAAACTGAAATATATAAATTTTGTATTGAAAATGAATTAGATATACTTTCAACTACTTCTGTAGATATTCTGGACAAAGCATACTGTAGCGGTCCTTCTTATAAAGAAAAAAATAATACTATTACTGATATTATAGGCAAAAATCCCTACTTGCAAGATAGAGAATTGATTAAGCAGTATCAAGAAATTAAAAAAACACCACACCCAGCCTATGAGGGCTAGCTGTATAATTAGCATTAATTTTTATGATAGTAAAAGATAACTACCTAGACAAAGATCTATATGACGAAGTGCTAAAAGATAGTTTATTTTTTCCTCAATCAATGGGAAATGAAGACAAGATAGCTGCTCATCTAATGATGTATCACGAAGAATCTTCTAGCTGTTACTCTCCATTTATGTTTTGGGATGGCTGGTGGAGAAGTCCAGCAGATACATTAAAAAAACAAGTTATAAAACAAATTTGGTCAGAAAATATGGAGTGGCCATGTGAAGATGTTCTTGGCTTTGAATACTGGACAAGATCCTATAGTCCCGGTCAATACATAGATGCTCACGTAGATGAAGATACTTTTTTATATAAGAAAAACAAATCATTTCAAGGTCCTATTCTCGGCTGTATTTATTATGGAATAGAAAATAAAGATGGTGGTTTTTTAGAAATTCATAAAAAGACACTAATAGATGGCAATAAAGAAACTTTAGATCAAATTAAAAATAATACATCCCCCATAGAAGACAGAGAAAGAATAGCTTATAAAGGAAATAGGCTAATTATTTTTGATGCCGGCCACCTAGTACATAGCACGACTCCTTCAAAGTCTGGGCTTAGACAAGTTTTGGTCGTAAACGTTTGGCATAAAAATAATCCCCCAGAAGCTCTTTCTAGTGGTGAATTTTTTTATGAATGATAATATGATTATGTGATATAATTGCGTTTATGAATAAGACTCTTAATATAGCAAACATTTTTGGAAAATGGAATATTGATATTAATACTCCATTTGGAAAAGAAAAATACACTTTAAACATAAATACTTTTGGACCACTCAAGGGTAGTGGCTTCTACCTTGACTACGATGGATTAGCAGGTTCAATTGAGCACGAAAAAGGATCTATTGCATTCACAAATGCAAAGTTTGAAGGTGTAACATTTTACCTTTCTGTAGAAACAGATTTTCCAATAAAGTCTACTATATCAATAACAGCAGATTTAATAGAGGATAATAAGATATCAGGAATGCTAGAGATAGATCAGTATCTTGTGACTTCATTTATTGGAATTAAGTAATGTCTTTTTATGATTTCTCAGCTTCTTCAATTCACGGTAGAGAGAACTACCTTTCTGAGTTTAAGGGTAAGATAACCCTAGTGGTAAATATAGCTAGCAAATATGGCTATGAACCACAGTGTTCAAAATTGTGGTCTTACGCAAGAACTTGTAGGCAACTTGGCCAATTGCAAGAGGTGCATGAAGAATTTAGCGATAGAGGTTTTTCTGTACTAGCATTTCCATGTAACCAGTTTGGGTCGATGGACCCTGGAACTAATGAAGAAATAGCAGATTTCATTAAGCAGAATTACTCCTTTGTTACTTTTCCTATTTTTGAAAAAGTTGAAGTCAATGGAAAAGGTGAGCATGAAGCTTTCGCATTCCTTAAGGGTTATGAAAAAAGAGCTTATTCAGATTTTGCAGCAGATGGTAGCGAAGAAGCTCAAAGAGGACAGAACTTAGCAGGCGAAGCAATGGCAAGAATCTCTCACAACTATGAAAAGTTTTTAGTTAGTAGAGATGGAGTTATGATATCTAGATTTAACTGGCAAGATATGCCACTAGATGAAGTGCCAAGAATACAAGGTGCTGGATGGACAATCAGACAAGCCATAGATGAGGTGCTGGGATAATGGAAGATAGTAGTTCTTTTTTTGAAAAAGACGAATCAAGAATGAGCAGTAGTGCATATCCAGTATCGCCTCATTTTGATGAGGTAACCATAAAAGAAATAGCAGACTTTGAAGCAGAAGAATTAGCGCCTGGCATAGTTGTGGTTAGAAATGCATTTAAGATAGATCAAGATTTAGTTCTTGGCCACATAGATTCAAGGGCTGAAGAAGCACATAAGAATAGATGGTCATACAAAGAAATAGATGGCGTTACATATGGAATTAATGAAGATGGTTTCAAATACAGAATGGAAGATGTTCCAGCAGCTCCAGTAAGAATACTTGACCCAGTTAATCCAAAGACAGAGGAAGAAATAAAAAATTTCTTTATTTATCTAGAAGATCAAATATATAAAGGTTTAATCAAATATATAGATTACTACCCACTGATGATTGGTTCTATTTGGTGGAAGACTAGAGGTCACGTTCTTAGATATGGCGACGGCGGAATACTTGGATGTCACGCAGACAATGATACAAATTATAAGGTAACTAACGGCGTTAGGTATATGCCAAAGGGAATGGTTGCATCTAGACAGACGTGTGGAGCATTAGTATACTTAAACGATTGCGTCGATGACGAAGAGCAGCTAAACGGTAAAAACTTTACTGGTGGACATCTAAGATTCGTTCATTTAGGAGTTTCTTACAAACCTCAAAAGGGAGATATCATATTCTTCCCAACAAACTACGTTGCAGCACACGATGTGGGAAGAATGGGAAACGGAGTTAGGTATTCATATTTAACTTTCTTTGGACAAGGATCATCTGATCAGCCAGCTAATATAATAATATCTGAACCATCAGAAAGTTTTGAATGGTGTCCACCTGTTTGGTTTAATAATATTTACGATGACTACGAAATGTATTGTAGGACTCCTTATTCTAGATGGGAAAATAGATCACAAGAATTTGGCGTTGAAGCTGGTTGGAATCCAGTTTACCAAGGTAGAGAAGTTACTCAATACTCTCAAAGTCATGATGTTATTGAAGTCGATAAAAAAGAAGAATCAAAGCTATCAACGAACGACATCCCAGAAGGGCCATGTGGAACGGAACCTAGGTTAATATAGTGTTTGAGATAAAAGAAGAAAATATAGAAATTCATGATATGGGAGTTGTTCTTTTTAAGAATGTACTGCCCATGGAAAATCATGATTATATATTGGAGTTTGCAAGATCTTTAAGATTAAAAGCTTTAGAAGACGATTTTACTTTTATCAATGACAATTTTGGCAATCCAATTTATGCAATAAATAGAAGCGGACATAGATATACTCTAGAAGACGTAGATATTGCGTGCAATCATATAATGAATTTTATGCATGAAGGCTTAGATAAAAAATACTTTGACTTCTTTAAGGCTTGCGAAGACGTTCTTTACTCGTGCATGCTTAGGTATATAGAGATATTTCCTATGGTGCTGACCTGCTTATGGTGGAGAACTCAAGGACATATAGTCGGATATGGAAAAGGCGGGCGATTTGGAAAGCACTGTGACAATGATGTCAATTATCAACCAGGAGCAGAACCAGATCAACAGCTAGCAATAAGAAATGTTTTAGGTGGGCTAATTTATTTTAATAATTCAGCTTCTTCTTATAGTGAAGTAAGAAGCAGTAATGATTATATAGGTGGAGAAATAGTTTTTCCATACGCAAATTTTACATACTCTCCAAAAGCGGGCGACGTACTGATGTTTCCATCGAATTATCTCGGAACACACAAAGTCCTCGAATGCAAAGAAGGAGAAAGATATGCTTACGTTGGATATTTTGCACAAGGGTCTAGCGATCCATCCAGAGGGGTAAACATAAGACAGCCTTCAGAAGTAATGGATAGTGGTCAAGTGTGGATGCCAAACATAGTGCAAGACTATTTAACATTAATAGAAAAAAGACATCCTCAAACAAACAAAGAGGAATTAGCACTATTGACTGAGGCAGCAAATAGACCAATGACTAGCAATAACACTAATGAAGAGATTGGCAGATTATGATTTTTAATAAAGTCGAACCAAAACACCTAGGTGGTGGAGTAGTAGTGTTTGAAGGTTGCCTAGATTTAGATTGGCAGAATCTACTTAACAGATCAAATGATTTAATAGAAGAAGAGTGGAACGAAATGTACTCTTCTGGCACAGACCCTGAAACTGGTCAAGAAATATACGTAAATAAAAGTGGATACTTTTTTAATAAAGAAAGTATTGACCTCATGCCAAAGAGAGCTAGCGCAATCCATTATAAGGATAATGAAGACTTGCGTGACATTTTTTCTTTTATAGAGTTAGCAAAAGACAAATGCTTACTGCAGTACTTTGAACTATTTCCATTAGCTTACAAATGCGTATGGTGGAAAGTTAAGGGTCACATATTGCAGTATCCAAAAGATGTTTATCTTGGTTCGCATTCAGATATCAGTGGCGATTATATATATGGAATCTTAGAACCTCAAGATCAATTGGCGTTAAGAAATGTTGTTACAAGTCTAGTTTACTTTAATGATTCGGTTGATAATAGAGAAGATTTAGACGGGCAAAATTACATTGGTGGACATCACTACTTTAACTATCTGGACATAGATTACTCTCCTAAGAAGGGTGATATATTATTCTTTCCATCCAACTATATGGCAGCCCATGAGGTCAAGCCGGTAAAAGAAGGTTTTAGATACAGCTATCTTGGATGGTATAGTCAAGGAACTCCCAATCCTGCAGTTCACGAATATGTAGCAGATCCTTTAAAAGAACCTGAATTGTCGAAAAAGGCAACAAACGTTTACATGACCACGCTTAGAGAAGATCTAAAAAAACATCTATTAGAATCTGGGTACAAAGAAGATTCTCCTCAGTTTTATATTACAAAATCAAATTATTAAGGAACTTTATGATATCAAAACATATGGGAATGGGCGTAGTTATTTGCGAAAACGTAATCAATATAGATCAAGATTTTCTTTTTGAATATATGGATTGGATTCGCAAGAACCAAGAAGATACATTTACTTATCATGAAGAAAACGGAGTAAAGTATGCTACTAACAAAACTGGTTTTAGATTTAGCTTAGAAGATATACAGCAAGCACCTCAAAGATTCTTGGACACAAAGGGTAGTCAGCTAAACATAGAAGTACCTAAAAAATATATTGATTTCATAGATTCACTAGAAGACGCATTATATGATGCCCTTGTAGAATATTGTTGCTATTTCCCCGATGCTGGGACAACTTCTTGGTGGAGACCAAATGGGCACATTGCAGGATATGAGAATGGACAAAGAATAGGTCAGCACTGTGACGATCAAGTTCCTTATGAGTGGGGAAAGCCAACTGGCAATCAGGTGTCAATGCATAACAGTTCTAGCATAAACTTGTATTTAAATGATTGCGTTGATTCAGAGCAAGAGTTGAATGGTTACAACTATGTTGGTGGAGAGCTTCACTTTCCTAATATTTCAACAACCTGGAAGCCAAAAATGGGATCAGTTGCAATATATCCCTCATCTTATATAGGAAGACACGAAGTCCTTCCAGTCTCAGCAGGTCAGAGATACGCCTACCTAAGCATTGCTTGCTACGGCACTTCTTTTGATCGAGAAGAGATAGTTGGTGAGGACAATCCTTACAAAAAATGGATGCCAAACCTAATAGAAGAAGCAGCCAAAAGAGCTTCATCTAAAGAATATACTCTTTAGAGCTAGCAGATTATAATATATTTTTTCGTTTTAAATAATTCAATAAATCACTACTATATAGTTCATGCTGTATAACGACTCAATAACGTATAGTCAATCTAACATTAATTATTTTGGGTCACTAGTAATTAATATTGTTGGCATATCGAATCCCATAACCATAGGTAATATCAATGTAATCCAGGTAACTGGAGAGGATTATTCAAACTATACGACAATTGGCGTAATGTCAATAGACTTTACTTCATCTGGTATTATGACAATACAGGTTGATTCAAGCCAAGAAGCAGCAGTATATCAAGCAGTTCAGTCTGCTCAGGAATCTGGGGAAATTGCACTAGAGTTAATTTAACACTACTATTATTCTATAATCTGCTTGAATTTGAGGTGTAAATATGTCTATAGGCAACGTTTTAGTTAATGATACTGTTCGTATAAAGGTCAAATTTGTAGACGTTAATCCAGACACTTCTGAGCAGATAGAAATTTCTCCAGTATCTGTTTCCGTCAATATTACTGACAAAGATGGAAATAATGCAATAACGCCAAATCCAGGAATACCAGTTCCATCAGGCGGAGCATCAGAGTGTTATTATGACTTTACTCCTACTGAGGCTGGAGAGTATAGTATTCTTTTTTTGGGACTTTTATCTAACGGTTCATACGTTAGAGTCACTCAGCAACTGTATGTCAGTACCCCTTCTGTTGAGTATAAACCAACTGTTACTCTGAGGGAAGACGAAATAATTGTATTTGCACCAGGTTTGTCTCCCTTATATCTAGATCCAGAAGAGTTACTAGCAATTTTTCCAGATGCAACACTATTAGAAATTGCTGAAATTATTAATAGATATTCTCATGAAATCAATCAGCTATACGGGATTACTCAAGTTCCAGGACTAAATGAAGATCCTTTAGCTAAAATAGCAACCGTAACAACTTCTACATATTCTGTACTAGAGTACATTAGAGCATCTGTTGCATGCGAGTTAAGTAGAACATATGGTTTTGGTGGAGATGATGAGCTGAGTGTCCAGCTAGGAGACCTGCAAATAAGTAACAAAAATGTTCCTAGATCTACGGTCACAAGAGCCAATGCAACCACGTGGTGCCAAATTGCTGCAGCTTTAAGAAAAGAGATAATGACAAAGAGAGTAGGAATAAAGGGCGTTCAGCCAAAAGGCCTTCCAACTTCAAGAACTTATAAGGGTGGAGGATCCCTTGACCCACAAACCGGTGCATTAATTTATGTAAACGACGACGCTATATACGGATCAAGAGATATGTATAGGCCTGGAGAAACGGGTGGGGAAGGATTTGACCCAATACCTGACAGAAATATAAAGAGATATGATTAACGCACAAAAAGTATTTAAAAAAATACTAAGACAATGGGGTCACGATATCCTTTTGCAGAGAAGATTATCTGATGACTTTGTTTACGATACAGAGATGCAAAGGTATACAACTAGGTCGCATTTGCCTAAAAAATTTGCTACAGCCACATCGCAGCAAGAATATCCAGAAGGTGTATTTGTTAATTCTGATTTATTATATTATTTTGAATCAACCGTAAACCCTAAACCAGGTGATAGAATATATGAAGGCTCTTTTAATCCATTAGAGTCTATAATGATGTATGTAATAGACGACTCCTACCCAGTCAGGGGAAGGCACGGCGAAGTTACATATTGGATTGTTGGAGCAACTAAGGAAGTGCCTAGCTAATGCTAATTTTAAATGCAGGCGAATCAATAGAGATACCTTTTGTTTATAAATCTGGACATACGTATATTGATCCAGACGAAGACATTTATGTCTACTTAAAAAGAGGATACAATACACCAGGACCAATAATAGTTGGCCCACTTAAATATAATATATCATTGATTAATTCAGCAACTCCTTCTTTAAAACAAAGCTTAGATTCAAATACAACTCTAGAAAGATTGTCAACTGGATCTTTTGTTTTAAACATGACTCTTCCAATAAATTTATTCGAAGGAATGTACACGATACAAGTTAGCACTACTGCAGACGACCTAAGTGATTTGAGAGAGTTTAACCTACAATGTAAAGCTCCTATTCAACAGCCTGATCAAGAGTACTCAGTATCTGACAAAAGCATACAAGTAGGAAGTAAGTCACTGTATGTAGACATGGGCTATTCTGAAACTAATACTGTCATCTTAATTGGTCACACAAGTGCGATGGAACCTTACTCAATCTACAGAATAACATCGATGCAAGATGGCATCAATGCATTAAGGGCGGATATGGAATCACCACTGCTTAGAGGTTTGCTAGACGCCTACTCGTGCGGAGCAAGAGACATATATATAATGTCAGCTGGATACATGAATGAATACCAACCTGACGTATCAAAAAGAAATATAAAAACTTACGCAGATGATAGTGCAACTCCAAATACCTATTCTTTCTATGAGCTTTACTATGCACGACTTAAAAAATGTTATGACATAATAAAAGATTATGAGTTTTTAGACATAATAGTCCCACTTGAAACTTCTATTGTTTCTACTGGAAATGTTAACTTTGTTAGACAATTAGCTGATCATTGCAACTCAGTACAGCTAGTTACAGGTGAGGTTCAGCTTGGAGTCGTAGGATCAAGAAGTGTTAACAGTACTGATTCTGACATTAATGAACTTATATCAAAAGATTTTAATTTACTATCTGAAACTACTGCAGATGGATTCATAACTAAAGATACAGGTAAGTATATTCTTTTAGTTTATGGAGAATGCATATTTAATCACAAGCAAGTACAAAAGACTTATTCTTCATCCTCAGCAGCGGCTTTTGCTTCTGTCTTAGCTTCTACTAGAGTTGACTATGGCTTAGCTAAGAAGCAGGTTCCTTCTGCATTAGCTGCGGCAAATGGTGGACTGACTTCATTGCAAGCAAAGCAGCTATCAGATGTTAAAATAAACTCTATTACTCCAGCACATAGAACTAGAAAAGGAACTCCCTATAACGTTCGAATAAGTGGAGACTTGACAATGTCAATTAGCGAGAACTACGCTGATGCATCTAATATTAGATTGGTCGCCATGCTTATAGCGGAGATTCAGTCTATGAGCTTTAGTTCTTTGGGTAAATTTTCTTATGACAAGTTAATAAGAGGTGTCGACGCTCTTCTAATGTCTCTAAAGTCTGGAGATATAATAAGAGATTATAGTTTTGACGCATTTGCAGACAAGCTAGAAAAAGGAAAGATCTATTTTAACATTTCTTTGACATCAGTTAGAACTTTAAGAAGTATAAGTTTTAATGTAGCTACAGGTAGAGGGGTATAGAATGCCACAGAACGCTTACAGATTTCCCGTAACAGGAATCAATGAAATTAATAATGACAGAAGATTTGGTGCACCACTTCAAGCTTCTGGAAACCTTAGCTACTTAGAATTTATAGCAGTCGTAAAAGCGTTATGGGAAAATGCATACCCAGACATCAAGTTGCAACCAACATCTGGTGGGCAGTACGCAGAATATCCCACTATAGTTTATGGCCTTGAAATTAGAAAGACGCACAGCAATGAGCCAAAACCAAGAACTAGGAACACTCAAAATATTAAAGACGTAATGGTGTTCGGTCAAAGATTCCAAAATGTAGTAAGTTTTACAATAATAACAAAGGCAGATGGAGCAATTGCTGAAAACGAATTACAAAAAAGATACTCAGGAGCTATAGTAGCAGATAACTTAGCTGAAATATTTGAGGACTTTATGTTAGAGCATACTCCAGTTTTTAAAAGACTAGGGGCAGCAGAACTAGTTTATTCAAGAAGATTGTCAGACTCTGATATAAATAGAGATTCAACAGATGTAGTCAAAAGAACAATAACTTATATGTTGACTACAGAAAAGTTGATAGCTACAACTGTTGATACTATTGAAAAAATAGCAATAGACGTACGTAGATATATGGCTTATGAGCAGTCGATCTTAGATGAGAGATATTCAATGGCTACTCCAGACTTTACCAACAGTGAGCTAAATATTATAGATTTGCACCAAACTGCCACTCCAAATACTTAATGTAGTTTGTTTCGATAGCTAGGCTATTACTATATGACTGAAGTAAAATTGTCAAATCGCCGCAATCGGAGGACTTAAATCTAATGGCTTTACCAGGTGTAAAAACTATAATTAAAGATCGCTTTTATAGCATCTCCCGTCAGGACATACCTGTCGGACCAAGAGTGTGCCTCATTGCACAAAGAACTATCAATCCAGTTCATTCCAATGGCACTCAATATGTTCAGGACCTTGACGTAGTTCAGGCTACTACAGAATCTGACATTATCACAGCATTTGGTGAGAACTCGCCAATTCACAAAGGTTTCATTGAACTTATTGCAGGCGGTGCAGAAAGAATTTATATCGTTCCATTGCCAGCTGCTACAGTGTGGAATCACACCAATGGTACAATAACCGACGGTGCTGCTACTCCATCTAATATCTTCGATGCTGCTTTTGCAGCTGCTGAGGCTTCACAGCCAGATATCATCATCCCTTGGGGTCGTGGTGGTAATCCTGACGACTGGCAGGGTACTGCTACTCCTGGTGATGACCAAGAGTATGGCTTCTACGCAAATAACTCAACTGACCCAACAAAGAGCTGGGCAGTCAAAGTTGCAAATGCTGTTAAAGACATTGCAGAGAATTCGCACCCATGCTTTGCTGTAATGGGAATCAAGCCATGGAATCCATCCACATCTAACTATGAGTCAATGACTCCAAGTCAGACTGGAACCCATCTTGGAGCTGGTCCTGCAAATCTCTTGTCAAGAGACAATGCAAGCCTGTCAGAAGTTGGCCGTCATGTTGTTGTAATTGCAACAGAATTGAAGCCAGTTAATTACCCAACAGCTTGGGGTTACACTAATGGAGCAACAACACTTGCTGCTGCAATAAGCAGAATGTCTTCATTTACTTCCCCTGTTAACAAGACAGCTTACAATGTATCTTCAATTAGATACAATCCAACAAGATCACAACAGCTTACGCTTTCTAATCTTGGAGTAAACTGCTTGGCACTGAACTTTAATAAGGTTCCAACCTTCATCGAAGGCTTGACCTTAGCAGGCTCAACCTCTGATTACACAAGAATTTCTACAATGAGAATTGTAACAGAAGCTTCGTTGTTGATCAGACAAGTTTGTCAGAAGTTTATTGGTGAACCATCAACAATACAAACACGTAACTCGATGGAAACAGCAATTACTTCTGCCTTGCGCGGGATGCAACAGCTTGGAGCTCTTCTGGACAGTGACTTTGCAGTCTCTTACATTCCAGCAGAGAACAAAGCTTTTATCGATCTCGTGATAACACCAGCATTTGAACTCAAGAACATTGAAGTTCAAGTAGCTATTAACCTATAAATAAACCATATATTTTTAATACCGAATTGGAGGGTATACTATGGCAGGCGAATACTATGACGGCCCAGTAAATAAGTACCTTAATACTTATACTACATTTTCTGGAGCTGATATTGTTGCCACTTTTGGTGGCGTTGAAATCGGTGCACTATCAGGAATTACTTTTTCTGTAACAAGAGAAAAGGCACCAATCTACACAATGGGTTCACCAAACCCAAGATCATTCTCAAGAGGCAAAAGAGGAATTGCAGGATCATTAATCTTTACTGTTTTTGATCGTCCAGCTCTCTACCAAATGCTTGAGGCACACCACGCAACTGATCAATCTATGAAGTTCTTTACCAGAAAGCACAATACGCTTCCTGGTGATCCAAACCACAAGAGAGGCATCTCTGAACTGAGCGATCAGGCAAGAGATATTGTTTCTCAGGTCCCATTCTATGCAGACCAGATTCCACCATTTGATATTACAATCACCTTCGTTAACGAATACGGCCAGGGTGCTGTAAGATCAATCTACGGTGTAGAACTTCTGAACGAAGGTTCAGGAGCTTCAATGGACGACATTGTAATCGAAGAAACGATGACATATGTTGCTAGAGAAATTGGTCCTATGTACAGAATTACTACAGATAACCTTGGTAAATTCAATACTGGTGATCTTAAGGATCTTATCAGTAGAGAGACCGCTGGAGAGAGCGGTTTGAATACTCAAATTATCAGACCATAAAATAAACATAAATTAATCTTAGGGCGTGGAGGACTTGTTAATGCAGGTCCTCTATGCTTTTTATAGGCAGGTATAATGGAATCAAAGCAACAAAACTGGAAGTATGAACAGACTTCAATAAGTTCAAATAGAGCTGCAAAAGGACTACCAGATCCATTCTCTAACATGTCGTTCTCTGGAACTGACATTACAGCCACAATAGTTCTTCCTACTATAGATAGAGAAAAAGGAACAATAGGCGAAGCTGATGTTCTTGAGATGGCAGAGATACAAACTATCTCCTATTCAATACATAGAGAGAATGCCCCGATAAGAACACTGGGGCACGTTAACCCCAGAGGCTTTGTCAAGGGTGGAAGAACTATAGCTGGTTCATTAATATTTACAGTATTTAACGAATATGCTTTCTATAGAATTAAAGAGTTTAGACAAATGATGTCTGAATCTGGACTGTTCTTTGCACCTCTTGCCGACATGCTTCCTCCGTTCGATATAGTTCTATCATTTTTTAATGAATATGGTCTTGGGGCTAAAATGAAACTATATGGAGTTACTATAGTAGACGAAGGTGGTACAATGTCTGTAGACGACCTTATCACGGAACAGACTTATACTTTTATGGCTAGAGGAATTCAACCTTTAATATCCATAGAGAACGATCCAACAATGTTGTCAGAAGACGAAGCAGCTGTCTATTACGAGAGACAAAAAAATTTCTTTGCTCAAGACACATTAACCTCGTATACATCATTTATTGATAGAATAAAAAAAATATAAGGATTATAATGGTAGTAGGCAATAGTCAAAATCAACCAGGCAGAAAAATGTACAGACCTTTTAGTTCTTACGTTAGTCCTCAATTTTACAGTCAAACCTTTGACGCTAAAGGTAACTTAAATACTTTAGATATTATAAATCCAAAAAGCTTTGATCCACTCAATGAAGATATTGACTTAAAGTGGGCAGGCAAATCAGATGATACAGCAAAGTTTAGTAACTATTATGATTATTACTTTTCTGGTGAAGACGTTAAAATATACATGGATGGGCTATTTGATGCCGGCGATGAACTTGACATTGCAAACTTTGCTTTTCTTATAAAGCAAGAGAAACAACCATTGTATGGTTTTTGGTCATACAATTATGATGTAATGATGACTGGAACCAGAATAATCAGTGGAGAATTTTCTGTGTATTCAAGATACCCAGGAAGAATGAGAGATCTACTTTCTAAGGCTGCAGATCAAAGAGCATTAGCTTTTAAAGAAGGAAAAGATTCAAAAAGAGTTCAATCAAAACTTTTAAGTAGAGTTGATTCAGATCAAGATGAAAAAAACATCCAAAAGTATTGGGCTAATGGAAACAGTGGTGGTGGAAGGTTAGACAGACTATCTGGAGATCCAGGTAATTCTGATATGAGAAACATATTCTCAGCACATCCACCTTTTAACTTTATTGTAAAATACGGAACGCAAGAAGGTTCTGTTACAACAATTGGAACCAACAAAGGAACCAATAATGAAGACAACTTTAGTGTTCTAGATAGAATGATGGCTACTGATTACAATGAAAGATTAGTCCAAAAAACTGCATCAAGCAGTATGGACATAGTACTTCAGAGTATCCAGTTAATGAGCATGACAACAAGTTACGCCCCAGGTGGGCAAGCATTAATTGAAACTTACCAGTTTTTAGCTAGAGATATGTATATATCAGATGGTGGAATTAGAAAGCCAGTATCTACAAGTCCATCCACAGCGTCTAGTGACTCAAGTGGAGCAAGAGCAACGAGTCCTACAACCGGTACATCAGCCCTAACTGCAGAACAAATAGCAGCAATAGCAGCAGGGGTTAATATTACTGGATTTGGCACTCTTTAATAAAAAATGTGATATAATATTAATTATATATTCTGAAATAGGAGAAATGTAAAATGGCACAAGGTAGAAAAGTAACGGTTACTGGTTCGTCAGAAATGGCAAAAGAAGTAGGCGCAGATGAAATTTATTCAATTGTAGAAGAAGCTGCAGACGAGGGTGAACAAGACACCATTACAATTATTCCAGACATCGACGCAGAAGAGTTTGAGCCATCTTCTGTAGAAGACCTTCCTGACGATGAAGAGGTTTGGCCAGATGGGCCAACAGCTGGTCAGATTAAAGCTTGGAAGAAAGAGTATGGAGAAGTATACGTTACATCGATCTCATATGAAAAGCATGTTGCTTGGAGACCTCTTGGCAGACTAGAGTATAAGCAACTCGTAAAGAAGATGGAACAAATGGTTCAGTCTGGACAGCTTAGTTCCGCTGAAGCTAATCTTTGGAACGAAGAAGCTATAACAGAGTTGTGCGTACTTTTTCCAACCTCCGAAGTTGGAGATATGGTCAGAGAGATGGCAGGACTTCCATCCCTTATTTCACAAGAAGTTCTTGAGGCTTCAGGGTTCGTCGCCTTAGAGGTCAGACAACTGTAATCATGGTAACACCAGATCTTCTATATGAAGTAAAAAAAATATATGGATCTGTTTTTCAAACTTACATTAAAGATCAAGAAGTTCTTTTTAGAGAGCTAACTTTTGCGGAGTTTGATGAGGTAGCACAATTTCAAAAAGATAAAGACTTTTCTTCAGCAGATGTAGAAGAGTTAATTATTAAAAAATCTGTTGTGTATCCAGAGAACTTTAATGTAGATCTATATCCAGCAGGCATAATATCATACTTGGCTCAAGAGATACTGGAGGAGTCTGGTTTTTCTTCAGCTAAAAAAGCTAAGAGTATTCTTGACGAGCAAAGAGATAAAGCTTCTGAAGTAAGAAGTTTAATGAAGGCCTTTGTGCTGGCTACTATACATACATATAGACCAGAAGATCTTGATAATATGACATTTTCTAAATTGGCTGAAAATGTTGCAATGGCAGAAAAAATAATAGAGATAAAACAAAACATCAATGGCATGGAGTCAACAAACATATCTCTACAATTAATAGATCCACAAGAAGAAATTGAAAAGAAAAAGGATCTGGCCAATAGATATAATTCATCAAGAAAAGATGGAGAAGCTAAATACGAAGACCCTGTAGCAAAGAAACTATGGGGAAGCTAGTAGGAGAAATCTTAAGTGATAAGAGACCGTGGACCAATATCAAGCATAGGGCATGGGCTTACCTCTAGAGATCTTCCAATTCAAGAAGGTGAATCAGAAGGCCCAAGTCCAAACAGTGGCTTTGTAGGAAAAGCGCTTAACGGCCATCCCGTTATGCGCTTTTTTGCAACAACGGCAGCCTCTGTTGTTGCCATGAGCGTTGCAGGCAAGATGCTAAAAGGCCAAGGCCTAAAGTTAGCAAAGACTATTCAAAGCTCGGCCGAACTTGGCAACATTGCATCGACTAGAGCTGTTGATACCATAACTCAACTAAGAAGAGGGCTTGATGAGTTAGAAGGTCTGTCCAGGTATGTGGATGATACAGTAGACCCATACTCAAAACTTGTTTTTGAAAAAGATGGAAAGCTAACTACTGGATTTACAAGGACTATTGCAGATGGCGATGAAATCCTTGAAAACGGAACCTACATCACCGGAAGAGAAGTCCAGCAAGCAGGCGGTGGAACAACTAGAGAGCCAGCTTCTGTATGGTCTCTCAGAGATGATATACAGCAAAGACTTGTAAAGCATGCAAGGAGACTTCCCTACGAATTGCCAGCACTTTATGTTGGCCAGAAAGCTGTTGTAGAACCATTATTTGGACACAATCAAGATAAGCGCAAAGTAAACTGGTATAACCCAGTAGACGTGATAGCAGACTTCGCAAAAGAATCTGTTAAAAACGCTGCATTCATAACTGGAGGATCTGCAGTTGGTGGAGGAGTTCTTGCGAGAAGCAAGTTCTACATGAACGCACCTTATGCTAATAATCCTAACTTAGCATTAACAGCAAAGCAGATGAGAACTGCAGACAGGTTTGCAGACTTAAGAACTGTTTTGCGAGAAGTTGGCCATGATGCTGGAGATCTAATAAATAAAGGTTCCAGGTTTGCATCAAGTGCTTCTGGGGCATTTAACCTAGGTGTTGAAAATGCATCAGCAAATCAAGGTTCTCCTGTATTTGCGATGCAGCAGGCAAGACATGGTATGGCAGCCATGGGGGATTACCTAGAAGCATCTCAAGCTGGAAGGTTAAAAATAGCAACCCAAAAAGCTAAAGCACTCTTTCTTGGTTCTACAGTTGGAGATGAAAATTACCAAGGGTTAGTCGACACACTTCCTTCCATGAGAGGCTTTACTCATGGCTTCAGGGCTTTTGGCGAGCAATTCAAGGTAATGAAACAAGGATACGATGTAGTATCTGGGGCTAAAAGCTTTGATGAAGCAGTAAACGCAATTAAGTTAGGCCCAAATAAGTCTGCTACAGAAGCCTTGGAAAATGCAATCAACGTTGTTCAAGGCCAACATAGAAGTAAGTTTTCTGCTTTTGCAGGGTCCGTTGGAGGATTAAAAGGATCTGGTGGTCCAGGTAACTCTTCTATAGACAGAAGTCAATTTGGTAGAGCCGTACAAGAAACAATGTACAGAAGACAGCTTGAAAACTATCTCAGGCACAATGGAACCGATGCCAAAGCCGCTGCAAATTTTGCTAGATCAATAAAAATACAAGAACTTCCAAACACATACAAAACAATGGAAGTCTCAAATAGAATAACTTTGGGACGCAAACAGATAATAGCAACAAGTGATGACGATTTTTATGATCAGATGGCTAAAAGATTCAGAAAGAGTAACGGCTTAATAGGCGCTCCTGATTCAAATGTTATAAAAAGATCGATCGAGCAAGCAGATAACTACCTTACAAGAAAAGAATTCCAAGACTCTTTTGGAAGAAAAGTTCAAAGTCAATGGAATAAATTCTATGATGAAAACGTAGTCTCTTATGGTAATACAATACTTAAACCACAAAAAGCTGTTTATCAAGATTTTGTTGGTCCACTAACTGGAGCTAAAGAAGACTTCCTTAGAAGAAGAGCAGCACAAGTTCTAGGAGTTCCACTAAAAGACGCAGATGGAAGATTAGCTAGTGGAAGAGTAATTAATGATGAATTATCTAAAAGAGGAATTGATAGTAACAACTTTGGTCAGTTAAGAGCTTTCTTAATACGCAATAAACAAATGACTTCTCAGGCTAGTTCTGGTGGATCAAACCTTTTTGGAATGAAGCAGCTTTTAGTTGATGAAGCTTTTGATAAAGGCATGTTTAATTACATGCAACCAGAGCAAAGAGACTTTGTCAGAGACTTAGCTGGAAGATTAAAGGTTGGAGATCCTGTATCTAGATCTATTGGTTTTTCTAAGTTGGATGGTGTTTATCAAAATAAAAATGGTGAGATAGTAGACTTAACAAGAATAAAATCAATGGTTGGCGGTTTAGCTAACTTTTTTGGAACAGAATTCCACATACCTGTTGTAAAGTTTAATCCACTTCAAATGTTGGGCATTGGTGGCCCAGGTGGAATTAGTAAATCGGCTCCTTTCCAGGTAACTTCTGGCATGAGCTCTCAACCGTTTGGAGCACTAGAGACGCATGCAGCAGACGTGTTTGTTTGGACTAAAGCTAAAAATGGAATATTTGGCCCCAAAGGAACTCTATCTAGCATCTCAACCGATCAAGCAGGCAGGGTTAGTTCCACAAAGATGCAGGGGATGTACAGGCCCATAAATGGTAGAGAAAGTAATATATTTACTAGAGCAGCAGGATATGCAGCAGACAAAGGTGGAATTAGTACAGCCGAATTAGCAGCAAAAGACGCTGGTAGGGATTTAACATTTTTAGAAAGATTTAAAAAATATTTTGATGTTGACGAGGAACAACCAAACTCTCTCTTACGTTTAGCTGGAAGATTCAGAAATAGAAAACAAGACATAAATAATCCAAACTTCTTTGCAAAACTTCTTCAAGAAGAAGAGGTTGCAATTGGTGGCAAGACAAGTGGAAAATCTATGTCTATGGTCAGAGAAGCTGACGGCACCTATAAAGTGGTTGATTCCAGAAATCCTGGAACAGAAATCTATAATCACAAACAAATCTTAGAAGCATACGAAAGTTTCAGAAGAACTACAATGCAGTATGGCACCCCAAAGAGGGTAATGTCAGCAGTCCAAGGTCAGTTAGATGATGTACCAATGCTTAACGGTCGTGCTTTTGACATAGCAACCGCAACTGATAAAGATCTTAAGGATTACGGAAGAGTGCTTTCAGATCTTTATCCAGATGACAAATCCTTAATAAGGGGACAAGGCATTGATTCAACTGGATTAAGAAGAAGGCTCGGAAGAATAACTAGCATGATTGATGATTCAACTGCTTCAGCAACTTCTTCTATGGCTGCTAGGTCACCGTCTATTGCAACAAGGCAAGATGAACTTAGAAATGAAATATATAAATATTTACTTGAAAGAAATGCTTATATAAAAAATCAGGGAGACCCATCAGCTGTTTTACAACTGATTGATCAAGCAGTACTTGACCTAAAGAAAAGGGGATTAATTTCTGCTGGGCAAGCAGCAGAAGCAAGAGCAGCTGGTTTATCTACAGTTCTTGAAACAGGGGGATACAAAACATTTAGTCGTCAAGCACACACTGGGGTAAATAAAGCTTCAGCTCTTTCTGAAGCAATGGATATGGCAAGAGGTGCAAATAAATCTTCTTTCCAGAATTTAGCTTCACCTTTTACTGAGGGCACTACATCAATTATCGATACGTCTGGTTTAAAGAAAACAACTTCTTTGATAAAACCAATGTTGAAAAGAAATTTTGGAACAGCACCATACAAAATGGACGAAATGGCTGGAGATCCATTTGGTGGCAGCAATGTTACGTTTGTTCCTACAGCAGGAACTGTATTAAAAAATGTTGGAGCAAAAAGATTCTTAAAGAGCGCATCAGGACTGTCTACCTATTCTGATCCAGAAGCTTTTTCGTTTTCTTCAATTCCTATTTCTCATGGTTTTGAAAGATTAAATAGATACTTCGGAACACTAGGTATGGGCCTAGATGCAAACAAGTACAAAGGTCCTTTAGACTTATACGCAAGAGGAATGGTTGGAAAAAGAGTTCTTCCAGTTGTTGCTGGTGGTACAGGATTGCTTGCTGCTGATAGAACTATTGGCGGATTTGTTAATGAAAAAGATCAAAATAATCAAAGAGTATATTCCCCATACTTTACTGGAAAAGCAGCAAAAGGCGTAGTAGAAGCACAAGCTGCAATCAGTGGAGCAATGCCTGGTGGACTAAGTTATTCAGAAAAAAGAGATCAACTACTAAAAGGCAATGTACCAATAAGACAGGGTAGATTCTGGCCACTTGGAACCACCCCGTTTGAGGGTGGAAAGATAATGTATTATCGTCCATCTTGGTATAGAAAACTTCAAGGTGGAGCGATGTTTACATCCGACACTTATGGTTCTCCTGTTGAAAAGTTTATGTATGGCAATGACTTCTCTCCACTAAGACCATTAGATCCATACAGGTTTGAAAGAAAACATTATACAGATAGACCATATCCTGTAACTGGAGAGTATTTCAGTGGACCTTGGGGACCATTAACCCCACTTCTAAACGCTACAGCTGGAAAAGTATTAAAGCCACAGCTAAAGATGCACGAGGAAGAAGTCAATCAAGCTCTTTCTCAATATGCTCCAGCTGGACAATCAGGAGCCTATAATACTGCTGGAATAGCTATGATGTCTGGTCAAGGTCAGGCTATAC